TCTCGAGGCACGAATTTTGACCTTGAGACCTTCATGCGCAATAACCCGAACATGAACATGTCGGACCCTTCGGCCTTTCAGCGGGTGGTTGACTACATGGATAACAAATCCCGCCAAGAGATCGCAAAACAGAAGGACTTCGTGGGGTGGAAGAAGGGCGTTTCACCAGATGAGTGGGAATCGGGTCATACCGCACACTGGCTCGAGCAGCAGAACCAAGCCATTGATGCGGGACACTCCAACTCCCGTCCGCCGCTGTCCAGCTTTGTGACACCCTGATGCCGGGATTCAACGCCACCGCCGCCAAAGCCGCCGGATACTCCGATGCGGAAATCCAGATGTTCCAGGCCCAAATGGCGCAGGGCAATCAAGGCATGAGCCATGCGGCGGGGCTGACTCAACAATATGTTCCTGGTCCGAACGATCCCACAGCGACTATGTCGCCAGGCCAGATTCTAGCCGCCGGTGTCGGTAGAGGATTGGTGCATACCGCCAAGTCGGTGGGCAATCTCGTGGGACTCGTACCGGATTCCTCAATGGCGATCGAGAAGCAGATCGACGCGCCATTGCTGGCCCGGCGGGGAGGGGAGACCGGTAACATTGTGGGTGAAGCGGCAGCGACTGCACCATTCACGATGGGCGCTTCCAGCGCCGTGGGTCAATTGGGACGCATCGGCGCCACGATCGCACGCAATCCCCTCACCAACATGGCGCTCCAGGGTGGTACACAAGGTCTGATCACTTCCGATCCGGGTGAGCGCGGCCGCAACACAACGGTGGGTGCCATTACAGGAGGTGGATTGGCGGCAGGTGGCAGTCTCGTGAGCAAGATCGCTCGCGGACTGAATGCGACACCCGAAGCACGACTCCTATTGAACCAAGGTGTTTCACTCACGCCCGGTCAATTGAATCCGGGTGGGGCCGCCAACCAGTTTGAGCAGGCCGCTGAAAGCATTCCAGGCGTGAAGCAGATCGTCCATGGAGCACGTGAGAATGCGGAGCAGCAATATCAGGCGCGGGTGATTCAAGCTGGTGCAGCTCCAGGTGCACAGATCCAGCCCAGTGAGAACATCCACCATATGCTGCAGCAGGCATACGACTCCTACGCGCCGCTGTATCAACAGGCCCATGGCTATCCCGTCACTCCGAGCGTTGTGCGCACCACGGGCCCGGATATTCCGTTGACCGCCTCTTTTCAGACGGCGGCTCAGGCGCCCGGTGTCCCGCGAAGCCTGCAGCACTCCGAAAACGACTGGTTGCAGGATAGGTTGACGCAACTCGGACGTACTCCGCAGAGCGAAGATTTGCTGCAGTTGCGTTCCGATATCCGCCAGCGCGCGCGCACCGCGAATCTGAAGACCGACACGGATTCGGGGCATATCGCCACCGTCAATGGACGGGCGGAGCGGGCGGTGACGGCCGCCTTGGACTCACAGTTGCCACCGGCTCCGCTGCGGGCATTGGCGACGGCGGATTCCAACTACGGCAACTACAAGGTCGTGGAGAACGCGGTCGCGAAGTCCAAGGACAATCTCGCGGGACTTACCCCGCAGAAACTCTCGCAATCGATTTATGACTCAATGCAGGACCCAGCCTATGCCCGCGGCGGCGGCGGCCCGTTGCGCGATCTGGCGCAGGCTGGAACGTCGGTCTTTCAGACAGTCTCACCGCCTACTGGCGCCCGGGTCGCCACATTGGGCGCGGGACTGGCCGGCGCTATGGGTGCGCCCCATATTGCCATTCCGGTCGCTACCGGCATGCTGGGATTGACCGGCACGCAGACGGGTCGTCGCTTGGCCGCCGGTATGACCGCGCCTCAGCAGGCAGTTCAGCGGCTAACCGCAGCATTGGGAGGAACTATCCCTCCTTGGTTACAGGCACCCAGTCAGCAATTATTCACCCGCGGCGCCGTGGGCGCCACAATGCCCTATACGCCAGCGGCTCTGACAGGCGCTGCCGCATTGGCCAGCGGCTTGATGCCCGCCAAACCTCAGTGAAGACCTCGTGGCTTATATAGAAATCGCTTTACCCGCCCTTCCGGAATCACGCGATCCAACAGTTTTGCGGCTCCCCAGGCGATGGTTAGGAAAATGAGAATGATGAATGGACGTAGCAGTACAGACAGCATCATATGCATTACGATGGTAACTCCAGTGTTTGCAATCAACTGTACCCGATCGAGGGAGCAATAGATGGCTGCATTTAATGGAAGTGGGACGTTCGTCCGCTCCTTTAACTGGGTGGTGGATAAGACCAACTCAGTTAACATAACCGCATCTCGGATGGATACCGAGATGGACGGTGCTGCGGCGGGTCTCACGCTGTGTACGACCCGTGATGGCCAAGGCAAAATGGCCGCTGACTGGCTCCCCTCGGTGGATGCCAGTTTCAGTCTCGGCAGTGCTTCGTTTCGCTGGTTAAATGCGGTCATCAGCGGCAATCTGACCTTAGGCGGTCGGATCATCAATGCGACTGCGCCAGCATTCAATGCCCGACGCACCGGGGGACTGCTCATCCTCGCAGCATCGGTCTATACCACTATCAAGTTTGATACCGAAAATACAGATCTGAGCAACAACTACGATAACACGACAGGGATCTTCACGGCTCCTGTGGCCGGGGTGTATCAGTTCAACAGCGTAGTAATTGTACAGAATGCTGCTACGGGAACCGCCAACTTTCTGGGTGCTTTCTTCACTAAGAACAATGTGACCTCGGCGGGCGTCAATCAATACGACTTCGGCAATGGCAGCATTCCTCTGGCATTAGCTTCCGGCAGCAATCAGATCACGGTCAACGGTAGTGTTATCTTGCAATTGGCTGCGACCGATACCATCCGTGTCAATGTCATCATGGGGTCGATCGGTGGAACGGGTAATTTCAATGCGCTGAATACCTCGCATTTTAGCGGCGCTCTTTTGTTTGCGACCGGCTGATGGCAGTCGTACGCGACGTCCTCGAGAGTATCCACCAACGGCGGGGCAGCGCCAATTCCGGTTCCGATCTCTTTGCCGTCATTGATCCGACCGCGCTTACCAGCGATGAAACTGCAGCGGTCGTTACCAATTATAGCTATCAGCCTGGTGATCCGCGCCGGTACGGCGCGATCGGTAATGGCTTAGCCGATGATTCGGTGGGCTTCCAACGTGCAGTCAACACCGGACTCGTGCGGTTATTGAGAGGCACGAGTTACAAGATCCTGACACCCGCCACTCGCACGGGTCCGATCATCATTCTCGGGGAAGGGCCGACGAGCAAGCTGCTATGTGATGGGGCCGTGCTGACCATCACGAGCGGCACTGGGTCTTTTGTTGATAACTTCTGGATGGAGAATCTCACCGCACCCTATATCGTTACCCGCAACCCGAACAACTGGGCAGCAGCCCTCACTCCCGCTCAGTCAAACGGACTTGGATATCAGCCCACGACGAACGACCCTGAATATGCCACATGGGTGGCCGGTCAACCGTTGGTCGGGACGCAGAACATCGGACCGACGATCACTTTTACCGCTGCGGCGTCCGATATCAGTGTCTCGCGCATCTATGGTCGGTTTGTGCGCATCAATATTTTCGATGCCATCAATTCGACCATACGGGACTGTGACTATCAAGGTGGCAAGGGCAACTATTCTGCGGCGCTCTTTGACAACTGCACGAATAACATTCAGCAGGGGCAAAACAATCAGGCGGTCAACAATCGCATCGGCTATGCGAGCCAGTGTGGAATTACCTTCTTTAATAACGTCGATTTCATCATGCGCGCCAATACCTGCTACAACTGCGGGCAGAGTGGCGTGCAGACGGCGCAATCAGGCGGGATTGCTTTTACGGCTTCTGTGGGCGGTGCAATTTCCGGAACATTGAATGCGCCGTGGGGAGGGCCAACGGGGACTTGGCAATTCGGCTTCTCGGACGGATCAGCACGCAGTGGGCCACTCACCAATGGCAGTACGGCCATTTCCTGGACAGGAGCCTTGGCCGCGGGCTCCATTCTCAATGCTGCCGTGTGGGGAGCACTGGGTTCACCGGCCTCGAACGCAGATCCTCGTTGTGGTCGTGGTTCGATCTCGGACAATCGCACCTACAACAATTACTACGACGGCGTCGATTGCATCTCCACGTTCGGTATCACCAATGATGCGACCCAGAGTCAGCACCAGATTCAGGGAAACTACACCTTTCGCAATAGGCTGAATGGTGTCAACACGGACGGACAGTTCAACTCCATCGTCGGCAACCATATTTTTTTCAATGGCCAGTATGGTATCTGGGGAACGATTTCACTAAGTGAAGTCGTCGGCAACTTCCTCATTGACAACAACCAACTGCGCAATGGAGGAGGGGGCATCGCCGAAATCCTAGCGGTCGGAGCCATCGCCCATAGCAAGATAGCCGACAATTATATCTGGGGAGGCGCCAGTCAGAATTGTCCGGGGATACTCGTCACTGCGTCAGCCGTCAACTATATCAGCGACAACATTGGCGTGGGCACGACGACGAACAGTTTTGGAGCAGCAGGAGGTATAGCTTCCGTCATCGAAGCGAATCTTGATACAACGACTGGGGATTCAACCAGTCAGTGTTTTGTCTTCTATATCCAGAACAATGCTGGAACGATTCAGCATTCGATCATCGCGGATACAGCCAATTCCACCCTTAATCTCGCCTGCAGCCGTATCAAGAATGCATCAGCCAGTTTCACGACAACGCCGACGGGTGCGGATAATGCAACCGCAATGGCTGCAGGAGCCAAGATCTCCAGCGCCAATACGAATCAAGTCATTTTCGACACAGCCGCACAATACAATCTGAATGGATTCCTGCAGACTGTTGTGGCAAGGAACTCATCCGGTACCGCAGTCAATGTAGTGGCGTTCGTGGCGTCTGTGAATGTCAACGGGATCACCCTGACGCGCCTGTTTTTCCAGTTTGCCAATGCGACGACCGATGCGGCCTTTGCGTTGACTGCGGCCAATATTGCTGCCGGGAAGTACATACAAGTGAGTTTCCTGGGTAAACTCTCATGATGGGAATATCCCCATGTTTCATTGGGAGCTTGGAAGACAGGACGCAGGCGCTCCTGGAGCAGTTCATGGAGAGCCGCCGGCTGGATCCGGATTACAACTCGCGGCAGGACGAGGATCAGGAGAGTCTGCGCAACTTGATCAAGCAGACCTTGCGCGCTTCGGTCGAGATCCAGGGCGGCTATCACGAGGGAGGCGACGGCAACAAATGGTTAGTACCGGTTCTGACAGCACTGACGATCGCTTTCATTCTGGGAGGGATCGCGTTGACGGTGACGGTCTCCGCGCTCAAGCAGGAAGTGACGGATCTGAAGGTACAAGTGGATCACATGGAGAAGATCGTAGAACCGAGGTATCGGGGCGGATGAGCCAAGTTCACCCCGAGCATTCGCCGCACCATCCGATTGATGCGGCTGCTGGTGCGAATGTCAATTCCAACCATTTCACGGAACACTCCAAGCTGCTGCCATGGATCATTTTCACTGCTGTGATTAGCGGGTTCGCGCTTGCGACTGCAATCTTTGTGTTGATTGAGTTTGCGCAGATGCAGAATAACATGGCTCGCATGGCCGTGCATCTGATGAGTAACGATGCCTTGTTGTTACGTGAGAGAATCATTCAACCCGGCGATCAGTGGGCCGGGCCTGAAGGCAATTTGGAATACGGTCGAAAAGATCAACCTAAACCGAGGAAGTAGAAATGGGCGGGCTTCTATGTTGGGCGCGGCGTTCCGCGATTCTTCAGTTTGATATCGTTCCCATTCATCCAGAGGAGGCCAAAAAGTTCGATGCACAGATGCGGGTGCTATATGCAGCGCCCGGTATCACGGAGTCATTGCTGAGCGATGAATCTGAAAAGATGGCTCAGATCTGCGAGACATTATCCAAGGCGACGTGGACACAGATCGATCGGCAGTTTCTGCTGGATACAGTCGAGAGGTTGTACGAGTAATATCTGCCAGCATGAATGATGTGAGCAGTTTGGACGGATGGAAGATCGCAGAATTAGCCATGGGCGCATTGTTGGCCGGGTTCCTCTGGATCTTCCGACGTCTGCAGTCCAAGGTCGATGCGTCAGTAAGCAAGGATGACTTCAAGGAAGTCGTGGAATTATTGCGCAAGGATCACGGCTCGATGGACATGCGTAATCAGACGCATCTGCAGCGCATCGAGGATAAACTCGATGGTGTCCAGCATACCGGGGTTATTGTCACGCGCCTCGATCGGCATGATAGCGATATCGAGGACATGCGCACCTGGAAGCACCAGGTGGACCCGTACATCAAGCGGCGGGTTGATCCATGACTGAAACTTTGGGCCAGCGACAGCGCCGCTTTCTCCCCCTCGTCGCCAAGCTGATCGACTGGGCGTATGCGCAGGGCTTCGAGCTGACGGCCGGCGAGCTCTATCGCACGCCCGAGCAGGCAGCATTGAATGCCGCCAAGGGCTCAGGAATCGCGCACAGCCTGCACACGCAGCGCTTGGCGGTCGATCTGCAACTGTTCAAGGATGGCATCTATCTGACGGATCCGACGGCGTATAGGCCGCTAGGGGAGTTCTGGAAGACGCTGGATCCAGATGCAGCCTACGGTGGTGACTTCAAAAGCATCGATGCGGACCACTTCTCACTTTCCTGGAATGGTGTCAAATGAGCAGTTTCGGCGCAAAAGCTCTACAGGTCCTCAGGACCGTCGCCCCAACAATTGCACTGGCGGCAGGTGGTCCTTTCGGCCCTTTGGCTGCCGCTGCCGTCCACGCGGCATTGGGCACAGGAGGCGATGACAAGGCCGCTGAGACGGCTTTGCTCACGGCCACCCCTGACCAGCTGCTGGCACTGAAGAAGGCTGACAGTGACCTGCAGGTGCGTCTGAAGGAACTGGGGATCGCCGAGGAGAAGCTCGGCTTCGACGACACGGCCAATGCTCGAGCCCGGGAGGTAGCCGTCAAGGACTGGACACCGCGGATCCTGGCCTATGCTGTGGTGACCCTGACCGTGTTCCTGGAAGGGATGCTGCTGCTGCACGGGCAGCCCAAGGAGATCGACGGCGTGGTCCTGGGACGCATTCTGGGCACATGGGACGCGGCCCTGATGCTGGTTCTTTCGTACTACTACGGGACCTCGGCCGGCTCGATATCCAAGACCGATGCGCTGAACCAGATCGCCGTGGCCAAGCCGTGAAATGGCTTTATCTCATCTGGTTGATGCTCACTCGGCGTACCCGATTTCCGCTTGAGATCGGTCTATACAGATAGGAGCAAGGAGGACATGGACGTCGCCCTCATCCGCTATGAGCGTTCGCAAAGTGAGGCGGGTCGGTTACTCCCGCTAGGATCGTTTAATTTTAGGTCATCTGCCGCCGATTGAGCGCTCAACACAGCAGACTTGCGCCTAGTACGGCCACCACCCCTACTCACCCGATCCGGAGACGAGGGTTGCTCCTGCGTGTCTATAACCTTCTCCACGCCGCTCACTTTGAAAACACTCTCAATGGAGATGGCCCCGAGCGAATCTACATAGAATCTGCATAATCTCCGCTGCTTTTAGGAAACTTCGCATCATTACCGACACTTGTCGGACATGATGAAACTGTATGTAAGAGCGACTTTCATGCACACGCTTAGGTTCTCAGCGCGGCTCGAACTTGAAAAACGATTCGCCAGTCTCGTTGAAGCCAGGCTTGTCGTATGTGACCTTCCACCCAACATCCTTGTAGGCTTCCTCGATATTGAGCCAGCCTGCATCGAATATCTCTCGACGCTGCATCCCGCCTTCCACGAGTCGCATAAGGACCGTCTCTTGCTTTACGATCGCTGAGCCACTCGAAAAGTGTTTCGCGATCTCTGTGTTGAAGGCATCAAATACCGCGGCGGGTATATGCTTGCCTTTCTCTGCTCCGACGTCTCCCGGCCTGATTGGCTTGGTCACTGACCACCTCCCGATTTCGACGGTGACGCTGGCGTGCCTCGCATGGCATCTGCCACCGCGTGGAGGCAATGCAGGGCACCTATGCGCATGTCGCCTGAAGTCTGGCACACGACTTCCTGTACGACATCGCGGGCCTTCTCCCAATCGGTCAACGAAGGCTGGTCAGAAGATGCACGCCATCCGGCCCAACGCAGCCAGTCGCCCAGCAGATAGTAGGGGCGATCCGTTAATGCTCCTTCACGCTCGCGCCATTCCGTGCTGGTGCGAATCAGTTCCTGCAGCGCCACGTCGGACGATCGCGTAACACTATCGGTATGAGGCAGGTTCGGTTCGGGTGCCGATTTCCCAGCGTGTCCAGTGCCCAACCCATCGTCCGGGTTGTCGCTCGGTGCGCCCAAGCACTCGGGGCAGACTTCCTCGCTCGTTGCGCCGTGCGGGCAAGCGGGTCGCGTGTTGACTCCGGGGTATTTCAGTTCCATCAACTCACGATGGACGCGAAGGTAGTCAGCCTCGGGCACCGTGCGCTTCTGCTCGTCGGTCATCCCGCAACTACAGCTCATGCAGTGCGGTGGTTCACCGGGCCACTTGCGGTATAGTGGTTTGGACGGTTCGGGAGCAGTTCCCTGAAGTAGTTTCTCGGCAAATAACGATGCACTCATGCCTTGAATGATTCTGCCGTCTCGAATCGACTGCAGGGCAGCCCGCAGCTGCATATTCTCTTGCATGTACCAGCGCACGCCTTCCGGACCGTTGAACCAATCCTCGTGGAGCTTCTGCAGCCGCTCATTCTCCAATCCCGCCGCCGTCAGATCATTCTGGGATGCTGGTGTTTGTGGCCAGTATGCACCTTGATCCGGCGACTGATCTGCTCCTCGATGGGCACTGATTGATCAAAATCCTGTCGCACTAGCGTGGTCCTGAGTTATCCGAGCGTTCTTCCGCCTCGCGCGCGATCTCACGGAAACGTTCGAATAGTAGGCGCCAAGCCTGCTTGTTTTCGTCGCTCTGCAGCGGCAACTCGACCTTCGTGAGCCCGTTGGGGAGCAACTCGACTACTTTCGTTTCTTCCATGGCTATGCTCCTAGTTGTTGCGAAGCTCAGTCGTTCGAGAATTGAGGGTCATTTGGTCGGGCCGCCATGAATGCCCCATGTAGCCGAGCCGCTCCTCCGGTCTCAGGCACGAGCCCACGATCGCGACACGCCTTGATCGCATTACCCCAAGCTCCGCGGCGCTCGCCGGTTGGGCTCACGACATCGAATTCCTCGATGTGCCAACCCTGTTTCAGCAGCTCGGCTACTTCCTTCCAGGTTCTGATTGTCGCAATGCTGACACTCATTTCTGACTATCTCCCACGGTTGAATCAGCTCAGAATCGATTCGAGCGACTTCGCATAATCGAACTGACTTTTGGTGATGGCCTCCCATTCCTCGCCTTTCTTGCGCACCGCCTTGATGCAACTCTGTAGGTACTTCTCGAACGATCGCTTGCACGGCGCAGGCAGCTTGCGCATCACGGCCTTGGCGCCGGCCACATCCATCTCGAAATGGCCCTTGCCATTGGCGTTGTAGGGCTCCAGGTCCCAGCTCCACCGGAACTTGAACCCGGTCTCGGGATCCTCTCCCTTAAAACTCACTGATGTCGAGATATCCAGCCGATGAGATCCGCCGGGCTCGCACGAGGTGGCGATCTCCCACGGAAGCTCGTCCTCACGATTCAGGCAGAATTCGGTCTGCCCAATCGCTTTGTAGTGAACCGCATTCTTTCGGTAGTCGTCCAATGTGCTCATGTTTTCTCCGATGCTTGTGGGTTTGCGCTGTCAGTGCGGCGTTTACGAACGTGCTCCATCCAGCCGGCTTTGGCCTGATCCCAGAACTCCGAGGCTAGGTCATCGGTTGGGAAGGCCAAGCCGACATCGAGGCTGGCGCCGTCAGATGCCATCGTCTTGGGTATGTCCAAGATAACGAAGTTGGGATACTGGAGCGGCTTAGCCTTTATCGAAATCATGGTGAGTTTCCATTGTCAGTATCCGGTTCGTTCCCGAACGCTTTTTCCAGCACCTTTGAGGGCATGCCTTTGGTCAGAAGATGTTGGTACTTACCGAACCATATTTGCGTGGCAGCAAAAACAGTCCCGTTGATCTGTGGATACGTGCTGCGAATGACCTCCGCTGCGTCGTCGAGGGCTCGTTGCAGTTGGGCTCGGGCGCTCATTTTGTACCTTCGGAGGATGTGGGAGTGTTGCTGAAGTAGCCTTCGGGAATACGATGGCCAGATCGCCAACAGACCCTTCCCTCGTTGGCCTCGGGCCTACAGGCTTTGAGAGGGCAAGCACATTCATTCTGAGGAAAGGGGGCGGCGGACGGTTGCGTGGCCTGCGCTTCCGTCCCCATGGCCTTGCGGCCCGGAACTGCCCCAGTCCCATCACGGTGAGGCGTGTTGAGGTTCCTTGCCTCAGTACCCAGAGCGGCCGGCACTGGCGGATTCATAACCTCGCCTCGTTTGGTGTAATCGTTCACTTGCCTGTCCATATGAGCGTACGTATGGCAGGAGCAGAAGCATTCTGCATACTTCCACGCTTCGTCATCTTTGCATTCGCAGCAACTAAACATGACCCGCTCCGTGCTGTTGAGCGCGACGCTTGCGCTGTTTGACCTGGCTGGGGAAATAGAATCCTTTGACCTGGAACACGACTTCGCCGGGCTGTTGAACGGCCTCGGCAGCTTTCTTCGTCCGATACTGTCGCTGCACGAGACTATGCACACTCGGGCGATAGCGGACGTACCATTTCACGGTGCGCAAGGCTTTTGGAACAAGAGGGATCATTCGGACTTGCCCAACTCGCTACTGCCGAACGTTTCCTCAATCATCTTTTGTAGGTCGCTGGCGCCTGGCGTGAATCTGCCCGCTTGACCGAGTTTGATCTGTGTGTGCCAGTTGGCGAGTACCGCAGCGCTGGAAATAGTATGGTGGAGAGCCTTATTCACATCGCCATCGCCGTGTGCTCGCAGAGCCTTTCCAGCGAGGTAGCCGACGAGCCAGAACCAATCCTGTGGCTCTTTCGCTCGATCGTGTACGGTGCCCCACCGCTGGATCTGATGGGCAACCTCAAGGCGTGTCCCGTCCAGGAAGTCCATCACTTCTGGATGGTTGAGCAGGTCGAACGCTTCCATTGCCTCCATCTCGAGATCCTGGCGGTCGAGGGCTTTGATGCGGGCTTCGTTCTCTTCTCGTGTCATACGTTCTCGCTCTTAGCGGCTCTCGCTGTGCGGCGCAACTGAAGAAACTCCGCTTGGCTGATAATGACGACCTTTACGGGCTTCGCATTCATCTGTGGTCTCGGGTCATCGTCGAGTTGCTCCACAGTTGGGCGCGCCCAGTTGCAGAGCGACCCGGGGTTGTTTTTGGGCGCCGGAAGTTCCCATGCGAATCCTGTCGCATGAACTGGGAACGCTCTCTTTCTGATTTTATATCTACCCATGTTGCTCTCCCCCGTTCTGCGCGGCTCTAGCCAACAGATCCTGATACTCCCGCAGCACCCGGCTGCCCTTGTCAGTTCGGTTGACGTACTGCGCCAGGGAGGTTTCAGTGTCGGGAGCCGGTGTCGTGTCCATTTCACAGGCGTTGCCACACTTAGGGCAAACGTTGTTCGCGAGTTCAATTCCGGTCCCTTTCCAAGCGCACTGCCGATTAGGGCAATACCAACGGCTATTGGGTGGCCACTGGATGTCGCTGATTCTCTGCGAAGTCCTGAACGCCTGCCACGCATCCGCGGGCGCCGCTGAGCCGGCTTGCTTGAGCCAATGATCGCGCTGCGTGACGGTGAGGCTGTTCCACCAGGCCATGCCCTCGGCTTCGATGGCGGGCGTGAAGCGCGGGGTATTGGCTTGCTCGGTGGCTTTCAACTCGTGCGCTTTCTGAGCGCGCCTATCAGTCCCTACAGCGGTGCAAAACTCCGGATGACCACACCATTGCGAACAGCGCTCGTGCCCCGACGCTTCTTGCCGACATGACCATGCAGTAACATTTCGATCCATCCACAACGTTCTAGCGGCGAGAATGCCAGCCCAGAATTTGCAATTGTCCTTATGCGGGTCGTCCGACCCTCGGCTGCACGTGCAATAGGGAAGACGCACCCCTGACTGCCTTACAGCCTCTTCGTCGCCGGGATAGCTACGCGCTGGGATCGCTCTCGTCTCGCGAGCGGTTCTTTGCTCAATCAATACCGCCAAAAGTTGAGTGCGAAAATCCTCCTCTTCGGTGGAGCGGGGATTCGGTGCCGGCTCGTTATCGAAGATGAACTCCTCAAGTGCCGTGAGGGACTTGCCAGAATTGCGCTTGTCGGCGCACGCCTCCCATGTCGGCAACTGCTCATTTGAGGTGAGCAGCTCCCGGGGCCGTGAACCCTCGGCACCTAGACCAACCGAAGGCTCACCCTTAACAGTGGCCCCAGGAGTTGCAGCCTGTCGTCGCGGGCACGGTAGACACCGCGTTTTATCAGTCGGATAGCCCAGTGGCGGGCAGTCTTCGCACAATTGGTGAACGCACGGGCACTCGTCCGTTGATAGGCAGATTAATTTGCCTCCTCCCTGGTTGAAATGCGCCCTTTTGGGGTGTTGGCACGTGGGGCACAGCTCATCCGATGTGAGCGGTTCAGTCGTCATAGTCATACTCCCGATCAGTGCCGCAAATTTCGCAGTGCTCTCCTACAGTATCGGGACCGTGCAGGGTGTCGGCCCATCGATGCTCACAGTTGAGCTGCGCCATCTTGCGTACATCTCGCGCCAGCAGCGGATATTCCGCTTGGCAAGACTCTGCATAGGTCATCAGTGCCGGGATGGCATGCAGATCGCAGCCCACATCCAGCACGAAATACCGACAGCCATCGTGCTTTTCGCCGGGGGCGCTTTTACCGTCCGTGCGCTCGACCCGGAACTTCTCGTAGATGCCACGCGAACGCTTATCTTCGGGGAGCGAGTCAGCCATGATCAATCTCCGGAGAACACCTTACGCAGATCCACCAACCGCCTTTCCCCTCGCATGTCGAGCACTTCACCCACTCGCCAGGGTCGTACCACGTTGGATCTTCTTCGTAGCCGTCGTAAGAGCCGTCCTCGCAGTCAATCTCGTAGCAATCGGCCCATTCCATCTCGTCGCCGCACTTCTCGCAGATCGGCTCACGAGGGTTGCCGTCGTCTACGAGTTCCTCCTCTGCAGGGATGTGCTCATGCATTGCCGTCTTCCTCCATGGCGTCTGCGTAGCGCTGGCAAGTGGCTTCAAGCCTCGCGATATGCTTGCGCTGGCCATCAATCGTATTGCGCAACGAGTTGATGTACTGCTGCACACTGATACCCTCGGCATCATTTGCCAGCGTCTCGACCTCCTGGCGCGAGAGCACGCGCATGAACTCGACCGCCTGCCCGTGATAAACGCGCGTTGGGTAGATTATCAGGCTGCCAATCGCGTCCCGCCCAACCCAGACGCGCTCAGGGAGCGTTCGCTCTGTTCCGGTCATAGCGGCAGCACCGAGTTGAGCCAGCCACGGAGCTGCAGGGCTTCCTCCACGGTAAAACTACCCTCGTAGATCGTCACCAACCGCTTGCCGGGCTCGACCCTCGCTATCGACATGCCGCCGATTCTTAAGGGCTCCATCCGGTAGAAATACCTCACTGGCGGGGAACTTTCCGCCCGGGAGTCAGTGGGGAGCGGCTCTCCGTTCATGGCTGCGCCGCCTGCTCAGCGCCGACGAGCGCAAGAGCCATGGCTGCATGACCACCGCCAGCCTTGAGTACGTTGCGAATCGTCTCGGCAATGGACTTCACGCGGATCTGGTCGTCTTCAGGCATGCCCGCGATGGTTCCGCGTATCACGAGCAGGGTCTGTTCTTCGTCGGTCATCATAGGTACTCCGCTGGGTCGTAGTCTTCTTCCTGCTCGTCGTGGCACGAACATTGACAAGGACCGCCGTCCATCTCGATCTCTTGAGCGCTCTGTCTTTCGTTTGAGGGATAGCGGCTCTGCCAACAGTCATAGGCGTCGGTTGAATGGCAGGCGCAGGAACGTTCCGTCACCTTCTCGGCCAAACCCACAACTGTCATAGCTTTCTCAATCCGTCCACGATGTGCTGGGCCCGTGCCTTGGAGCGTTCCGGCATGTATTGCGCTTCAAAATCGATGTAGGCCGACATACAGCGCGCTTTCAACACTTCCCAGCGGCCGCCATACTTGCGGATCTCATCCAGGGCGCCCTGATAGGTTTTCATGGTGCAGGCCTCAATCGAGTGACCAACCGTCTGACCTCATCGGCATTGTTGGCGGTATGTCCCAACACCCGAAAGCGTGCGGTATAGCGCCTTGGGTCCAGAGCAATCACGCTGATATCCAACTCCATCGAAAGCTCACGGGACTCGCGCTGAATGTCCTTGAAGGTACCGAAGGCTTGCAGAGTGGGTGCCGCGCCAGACAATGAGCCTGTCATTCCGATGCGGCGCATTACTTCCTCGACTCCCGGCGGGCACTACGAGGCCGCAGGCACCAGAGCGCCATCAACGTCATCACGACACCGGTTCCGATGACCATGCAGAGCGCCTCAATGACCTCACGCTCGTTCATGCGACACTCCTCGGCACAATTTTGCTCATGGGCCATTCCACGTTCGTCACGCCCAATGTACTCATTGTCAATGTCCACAACGCACGCATCATGATGACGTATCTATGCACATTATCGTGGTGTTCATGACATAAAGGGACGCAGAAATAATGCCCCATCCGCTGGCCTCCCCGGAGCAAATGATGAGCTTCCGTGGGAGACTTCTGCTCATCGGGCAGGCAAATGCAACAGGGCAATCCGCGCACGCGCACGAGATGTGCTCTTTCTTCTGCGGTGGCCCGCGGCATTCCCTTGTAGGCCACCACTACCGTGTCCTCAGTGCAGGGTCAGGATCGGGGATGATGATGTGTAGCTTCTCGGCCGCAAAGCGTTGCAGGAATTCGACGTACTTCCAGAAGTCTTCCGTCGAGAGCACTTCACGCTTACCCTCTTCATCCCGGGTAGTCGAGCGTATCGGGACAGATTCCTCGCCCTTGGGATTAGAAGGCTTACGCGGCACCTTCTTGATTCTCCAGCCGAAGAACTGGCCCAGGAAGTACTCATGCAACTCCTCGCGTTCGTAGCCGGTACGTTCGCCAATCGCCTTGTAGGCCACGCCATTGAGATACCGATTCTGTTGGATCGTACGAGTGACTTTGACCGGCTCAATAGTGACCTGCCATGCCACGCGCTCATCCAGGCTCCGCAATACTGTGTGCGCAAGCGTAAGGGCTCGTTCACGATTGTGGGTCGAGAGGATGAACGCGGGCATGGTTTACCTCAAAAAGGAATTTCTGAATCATCAAACTCATGACTGCCTGCGGCCGTCTGAGATTGGTCCGAAAACTCATCTTCAGCCGGTGACATCGGATCTGCTGGCGAGCCTGCAGATCCTGTCAGAGGCTTGCCCGTCATTGGGTCGAAGCGAGGTGTAGGCGAGCCTGCAGGCGGCTTCGGTACGGTTTTGACCTTGGGTGTCCGCAATCGCAGTCCGCCTACGATCTTACCGCCGAAACTCACGTTTGGATCGACGTACACCATTACCTTGTTGCCGATCCAGTGATCGGAGTCGGAGCCGTAGGCTTGCTCCAACACACGGATGGTCGTCACCGACAGCGCCATGCCCTTGGGCTCCTCGCGGAAGTACAGTACCCATTTTTGCTGAGGTTCACGGCTCTGATCGCTCGGCATATCCTCCAGGCGCAGTCCTTTGATCGTCAGTACGCGATCTTCATCAAAGTCCTCTTTGCGCAGGAACTTGCTTTGAATCATGTCTTTTACGAGAGGCACGTCTATATCTCCTAGTTACGTGACCAGCTATCGCGCTGGTGCTTCAATTTCAAATACAACTCATCATACGGCTGCCGCTTGACCGGTTTTGTCTGTACTGGCTTACTCTTGGCGCACTCCGGCAGCGGCGCCTCGAAGTCGATCAACGGTGCGTGTCGATAGCGCGGTTTCACTTGTGCTCCAAAGTGCCGAGAATCAGGTCCATCACACGCTGGTTGTAGTCATGCATACGTTGACGGTGTTCCGGCGTGATCTGCGGAAAAACCGGCATCGGCAGCGTGAAGCAGCGCGGGTCCATGACCCCTGAGTTCTCACACTGTTGCTGTTCTTCTGACTGCTGCTGGGCTTCAGCGGCTGAGTCGATGTCGTCTTGTACGTCACTCATATGGCCAACCTCTTGAGTAGCGCATCCGCTTGAGAAACAGCGAGATCCGCAACCGCATGGATATTCTGGTTGCTGTCTTCGGCCAAAATCCCCTGCATGGCCATCGCGGCGAGCAACTCGCGCTTGGTCAGCCCCAGTTGAAGGGTCTCGTTTGGGGTCTGTTCTCTGTCGAGAACCGGGAAGGCCATATCGTTGCCATTCATTGCATCGCACTCCTGTATCTACAGGCGGGTGCATGAAGCAGAGGCTCCAGCGGCAACGTGCTGGCCAGCCGGCGGCAATCACACAGCTTCACGACCAACAACCTGCGCAGCTTCGTGATCTCGAGGCGCAATTGCCGCACTTCCGTACAGTCCACTTCCGCATCGCCCAGCGCATCCATCAGCAAGCCAACGGCATTCATGACGGCTCACCTTGTGCCACCATGCGATCGAACAGATCCAGCGCGGATGCCTGCAGCCAAGCCTGAGTAGGTTTGAGCACATCCCCCGCGGCAGCCCTCGCGGCAGCCCTCGCGGCAGCCCTCGCGGCAGCCCCCGCGGCAGCCCTCGCGGCAGCCCACGCGGCATCCCACGCGGCAGCCCCCGCGGCATCCCACGCGGCATCCCACGCGGCATCCCACGCGGCAGCCCCCGCGGCATCCCACGCGGCAGCCGCGTCAATCTGTGCAAGCCTGACGCGCTCACCTGCGGCCGTGGCACCCGCCATGTCGGCGATCTCGGGCAGTGCGCGCAGAGCTTTGGCGTGATCGTGAAGTGACGGCACCAACTCCAACCACTGCGGTGTATGCGCGCGGATGAGCCAGTCGAGCGCCATGTAAGAGCGACGTTCGGCGAGTTTGTCTGACCCGCGGGTGCCGACCAATCGCGGGATCAGGGGCTTGAGCAGTCGATCGCGCTCTGCATCAGATGGCAGTCCGTCGTTCCAGCTGATCATGAATACGGTGAGGGTCGGGCAGGTGCAGGCTGGATGATCCGACCAAGGCAGACCGGCGACGTAAGACACGGCTTCCATGACGCACATATCGAACGTGGTCGTCTCATCATCGTTCAGGGTATGTGCGCCATGCTGCAGCGGATTGGCGAGCACATGGGCCCAGCGCTCTTGGATGATCTTGAATTCGGCAGCAGTCATACGATCACCTTCAGTTCAGCCGCTTCAGCCAGCAGCGCGGCATTGCAGGCGATGAGTTCGTCGTGCCGGGCCTGCTTAAGTTCGCGTTCCTTGCGCTGGCGCATCTCGGTCGCCTGGCGGGCGAGGCCGCGGGCGCGGTGGGCAGATCCCTGAGTGGTCATTGTGGGCTCCTAAGGCGCATACCGGTGCGCCATGAACACAGAATACACGCTTCGTTGATGTTGTCAACACTCTGTTTATGTGATAGCGTTCTCGCATGACACCGAAACAGGCGATTGCTCATTGGACCAATCAGGCCACCTTGGCCAAGGCATTGGGAGTCTCACCGCAAGTCGTGCACAACTGGAAGAAGCGCAAGCGCATCCCCTTAGAGTGGCAGCTGGTGCTGAACGAGATCACCTTGGGCACGCTCAAGGTAGACCGGCGGCGCATCAACGGAGCGAATCCATGAGCGCGCGCGGCAAATGGCTGGAACTCGCCAAGTGGTGCGAGCAGCAATCACGCAAGCATTTGACGCTGGAGGCCCGATCCAAGCGTGAGGAACGCGCCTTAGCCTACCGGGCGCGCAAATACGCTCAGATCGCTACCTATATTCGGCAGCATCCGGATTTACCCGCATGAACGTGAGGTCTTCCATGAAACGCTTTGGACTGAACGACTGGACGGATGTCGTTCTAGATCTGCGATATGCAGAGGATGACGACGACAAAGAGGCGATGAGATCGAGAATTGAAACCGTCCAGGAAGCCCTTGAGGCAGGGGTAGCCCGATGAGCATAGACCGGTATAAATGTGAGTCCTATTGCATGTGCGGCTCTCGCAGGGGTCATTTCGTGCGTTGTGAGGATGCTCAGGGCGTGTGGGTTCGATGGTCAGACGTCGAGTTCTTTGTGATGAAGGCCACCGAGGAATTGCGCATTGTCGAGCGTGAGATTGGAGTTCCATCGGAAGCCCTCAAGTTACTCGGGCTGCCTGATCCGCCTCCAGAAACGACAACGCCCCGGTGAAGGGGCGTGCCGCTGAGGTTACTTCTGACTCAACTGTTGACGCAACAGATAGCCCTCCAAGGGCCAGATCTTCTGCTTCGCATGCTCGCGCGCAATCTTGCGTCCGAGCTCTTCGTTGAAGTTGGCGGGACTGGCACAAGCGGATTCGCCTGTGACGGTAAAGCCGTTCTCCAAGGTGAGGCAACAGACGGTGAGCATGGTGCCGGGGAAGACGTAGTAGGCCTCATCCTTGATCACTGCCTCAAGCCGTTCCGGCGTTACCCGAGGGGCGGTCAATCCTTTGGCCTGAATCTCGCGTTCAATCTCTTGGTCGTTCATGGGACATAGCCTTTCATGATTGTTGGCCTCAGGAGTATACTTCAACACGGCGGCCAACTACGACTGATCCTCGTAGGTAAGCCGTACACCATCCCGCGGTGGCCGCCATCTTCTTTGCGGATGGGCGTAGGGATGGAGAGCGTATTGAGTTGGCAAGCCACCGCTTGGGCCATTAAACAGCAAGAAACGAAGGAGCCGAATCAGCGATTCGTCCTCCTGTGCCTCGCCAATTATGCCGGTCCTGACGGCTGTAATGCATTTCCTGCGGTGAACACACTAGCTGAAGACACCGGTCTTTCCGAGAGCACCGTCCGGCGCAAGCTTCAAGAGCTTGAGGAACTAGAGCTAGTCAACCGTGGCAATCAAGCCATCGCGGCAGCTCATATCGAGCGTGCCGATCGCCGCCCCATCGTCTATGACCTGCCGCTCGAACGGGGTGTCACCGTGCTACCCCGTGAGCCGAACGGGGTGTCAAATAACGAGGAACGGGGTGTCAACCAGGAGGCTACGGGGTGTCAAGCTATGACACCCGATCCTCCCTCTGATCCTCCCTATAACTATAAGAAGCGCGCGCGAGTGAATCCTATGGACTCCCGCGCGGCGGACGAAACCCGTCAGCGAAGAATCCGAGACAAGATTTGGGACCTGCGATTGAGCTCGGTGGCGCGTGACGTGAACACGATTGCCACGCTCACCGGGACGACCCCTCAAGAGGTGCAGCGTGAACTGGATCTCAAGCCGCCTGCAGGGCTTCCCAGTTCTCCAGCGCCAGCAGCCACAGCTCCCGCAGGCAGCAGGGAACCTGGCTCTCGCAGAACCAGTTTGGGTGCGTCGAAATGAGAACTTGCATGTGCAACATGGGGTTATCCACAGCATTTATCGTACCGCAGCAGATGGGGCTTGACAATCGCTATGGCGCAACGGTAGGTTTCAGTGATGAGTAAACGAGGCATCTCATGAACGAGCAATTAAGCGCGGGTTCCACTGAAACTGATCTCTGCGAGGACTGCGACGAGCGCCCAATCACGGGGCTCGACGCTAGGTGCGATGCCTGCCGCGAGAATGCCAACGAGCGCGCCTATGACCGCAGCATGGAGGAGCCGATCTACCGCGGCGGCGAGTACGCCAGCGCCTTGGCTGAGGAACAGGCGCGCATTCAGAGGGATTTAAAGTGAACGAGCAGCCAATCCCACGTTCTGCACAGAATAAGGCCAACGGCCTATTAGTTTTGCGTAAGTATGGAAACCGCCGGCTCTACAATCCGCAGACGGCCGCTTACATCACGCTGACCGACATCATGGGCTATGTGACGCGGGGCTATCCGCTGCGGGTGCTGCAGCACAAGACGAACATCGACATCACGACCGAGGTGCTGTTCGACATCCTGCGGCTCAAGCATTTGCAAAAGCCGGTGTTGAGCACGGACGAGCTTGTGCACCTGATCTGCGGATCCAGCAGAGTTGCTGACAATGGAGGATCGACTCTATGAGTGATTTTGCAGAGAGGTTTGAGGCTGAATTGAAGCGGCGCTACGACCTTTGCCCGGCGACCGTTTCTCCCGACACAATCCTCCTCTCTGTACTCAACGCCGTCGCAGCGGCTCGAATGTCTCCAGAGCAGGCAGCGACCGCGCTGGGCTGTGACTTGACTGATAGAAGCGCTCCCAGCGTACTTGAGCAACCATGAGCGCCAAAGGTTATTTTGACAGGCCGGTTACTATCCGAAGCTACGGGGAAATGCTGGAACGGCTCGCGCAACGATCTATGGCAGGCGGTCGGGCCAACTTTTCATCGGAGGATTCCCTCAATGTGGAGCCCGGGGAGTCTTCTGGGCCTGATCGCTTGCCGCCCGAATCCACTCAAGGAGCATCCAAATCACCCGCAGCACAGGGGGATAACCGTGATGTAAGCACGGAGCCACGCAATCATGTCGCGGCAGTCCCGGAGACGTCCGGGTCATATTCGCGTTCCGACCCGAGCGAGGATGCTCGGACACCGGCCGGCACCTGCGTGGCTTCCTCCGACATTGAATCTTGTGAGCGGTCCGAATCCACCCAAGCCGGGGAGCCTATCCCGACTGCAGGACATCCCTCGCATGTCACTGCAGCCCCGAGCTTGACGTGGTTACCGCCGGTGAGAAATGCCGACGAGACTGGCCACCAGTGCGCAGGGGGTACGGATTATGTGGTCCGCAAAACCCTCACCGAGGGCAAGGTGATGTACTGGGCCTGGTACCAGAGGAAACTACTGGGCTATGCCACCGATGCGCAGGGGGCGCGAGACTTCTGCCAGGCGCACCTCGAAGACTGTCCATGATCACACTGACCTTGCGAGAAGCCAGTCCGAGTCTCAATGAGCACATACGCAAGCATTGGGTTCACCATCAACGGCTCGCCCGACATTGGTCGATGCTCGTCATGGAAGCGAAGTCGGCCGCGCGCATAGGCCAGCCGAGCACGCCTACTCATGCCGAACTCAAAGTGACCCGTTTCGGGATTCGTCCTCTGGACACGGACAACTTCATCGGAGGCCTCAAGCCGCTCATCGATGCGCTGAAGAATCATGGCTTCATCGCGGACGACGATCCGGCGCATTTAACATTGACCACCGCGCAAATGCGCGTGGCTAAAGGCGATTTTCCCTGTACTCTGGTGCAAATCACCCCACGGAGTTGATATGGCCGACCCGACAGAGCTTGAATGGATCGATCCCACCCTCAACGAAGATGGCAGTCCCGTGGCCGCGGGCGAGATTGTCAGCTATACGGTCGGGGTGCGCGATACCTCGGCACCCGGATTCACTCCCGGAACCTATCCCTACGGCATCACGGCACCGCCTACCGCCACCTCTGCGCTCCTCGCAAGCCTCACCCCTCATCTACCCACAGGGGTACCCCTCGCAGCGGCCGTACGGGCCGATACGGCAGGCCTGGACGCACAAGGCCAGCCCATCCACTCCAAATGGACGCCCGAGGTGACCTTCACACTCGCGACTCCTGCCCCGATCCCGCAGGCGCCCACGGATTTCAAATTGGCCTAGCATGGATCCGGTACTTGCTAGGCACGGGTCCGAAGCCGAAAGACATCCTGAGACTCGACCCGCAGGATTGGTGATGCATGCGCACATGGATGTGCCCTACGGGGTGGTCGGACTGTGCCGAAACTGGAACGGGGGGAAAGCCGATCGTGGACCGCTGAAGCATGGAACCCCGACTTACCGGGCGCAGATGGTGATTTCGACGACATTCGGCGAATATCGGATATGAAATGCGATGCCCAGTAAATCCTCAGCTCAGCATCGCGCCATGGAAGCGGCCAAACACGGTCATAGTACTTTGGGCATCCCGCAGAAAGTGGGTGCTGAATTCGTAGCCGCCGACGAACAGAAAAAGGCTCATGCCAAAACACTGGCCAAGGCACTCAAGCGATGAAAGTGCTCGGACAAGCAGGCCTATATCACTGCGGGGAATGTGGTCAACCCTTGCTATTCAAAAACTGCAAAGTCAGTGAGCAGCAGCCCTATGGCACTGGTGCCTGCACCACTAGCGATGTCTTCAGCAATATCACCGGTGAACTGCTGCGCAAAGGCTGTTCTCGCGTCGATATCCGTCTCCGGGTACCGATCCCTCTTCTCGAATGCGAAGTAGTGCAGGGGCCTGCCGCAGTGACATTCAATGGACCCTAAAGCAACTCATTGCGTCTGGCTCATTCCGTCGATTCAATGCGCTGAATGCCTGAGCATGATGCAAGTGATTCGCTCTCGACCCGAAGTTCATGCTTGGTGTGCTCGCTGCGAGATTACGGTCAAGCTTCCACTTGTTCCGCTGCCGTGCGAGATAATTGAATCCGCAGACAAATCAACTGTATGATAACTAAAACAAATGCCTAAAGGTCGTCCTCTGGGTTCTAAGGGAAAAGCTCAGAAAAGCGCGAAGGAAAACGTCTTGGCTGTCTTCCAGCGATTAGGCAGCACACATGCCATGGCGCAATGGGCCAAGGACAATCAGACCGAGTTCTACAAAATGTATGCCCGGCTGATCCCGCAGCAGATCGACATGGAGGTGACGACTAAACCCTGCGATGTGAGTGCCGAGCCGCTGCCGGCGAAGGAATGGGATGAGCGCTACAGCTCAGACCGTCCAAACTGAATATAGCTGGCGTCCCCAGCTCGGTCCCCAGAAAGCGCTGATTGACTGTCCCTATCCCGAAATTCTGTTCGGGGGCGCGCGCGGTGGTGGCAAGACGGATGGCATTCTCGGCAAGTACGCGATCAAGGAAAAGCGCTGGGGTCCAGGCTTCAATGCCGTCTTCTTCCGCAAGGAGATGCCGCAACAGGACGATCTGATAGAGCGTGCCAAAGAGATCTACCTGTCCACTGGAGCTCGATGGCAGGACCAAAAGAAGCTCTTTGCCATGCCTCATGGCGGCCGCATTCGCTTCCGACCGCTCGAGAGCGTGACCGATGCCGAGAAGTACCAAGGACAGTCTCTCAGTGATGCTGCGGTCGAAGAGGCAGGCAACTACCCGATGCCTGCGCCGATTGATCGGCTCTTCGGGTGCCTACGCAGTGCTCATGGCGTACCTATTCAGCTCCTCCTTAGCGCCAATCCAGGAGGTCCTGGTCATCAATGGATCAAGCAGCGTTTCATTGATCCGGCTCCGCTTGGAATGAAGCGCTTGGTGCGCCAGTTGCCCAACGGCAAAGAGCATCATAGTGTCTACATCCCATCCAAGATTGGCGACAACCGTATTCTGCTGGCCAAAGACCCCGACTATGTGAACCGGCTCTACTTGGTTGGTAGCGTCGAGCTGGTCCGGGCCTGGCTTGAAGGTGATTGGAACGTCATTGCTGGCGCCTACTTTCCTGAGTTCAGTATCGAACGTCATGTCTGCCAGCCCTTCGCGATCCCGGAGCATTGGGCGCGGATTCGCATGGCCGACTGGGGAAGTGCCCGGCCTTTCTGCGTACTGTGGGCAGCCGTCAGTGATGGAGAGATGCAATCTGTTCCACGTGGAACATTGGTGATCTATCGCGAGTGGTATGGCTGGAACGGGACCGCCAATGAGGGCTGTCAGATGACGGCGCAGGAAGTCGGTGCTGGCGTGAAGGAGCTTGAAGGCAAAGAATCCATGGCCGACGAGGTCATCGACCCGGCTGCATTCTCGCGGGATGGCGGTCCGAGCATTGCAGAGCGCATGAATTTGAATTGGCGGCGCGCAGACAATGCCCGTGTGGCTCGAGCCGGTGCCATGGGTGGATGGGATGAAGTGAGGCAGCGGTTGAAGTCAAATGAGCAGGGATTGAAGGTCTTCAGTACCTGTCCTCATCTTATCCGCACCTTACCCGCCCTGCAGCATGATCCCCACAAAACCGAGGATGTGGATACAAACGGTGAGGATCACGCCTGTTTTGTAGCGGGCACTTTGGTCAACGGAAAACCCATAGAGAAGATAGGCGAATTGACGCATGAATCAGCACAGATCTATAGGCTGATGCTTTCCGATATGTCAGTGATAGAATGTACCGCTACGCATTTGTTCTTGGAGATCGACGGTACATGGACATCAGCCCAGAGACTGTTGAATCGCCTGTTATGCTCAGCCCCACCAAGCAAAGATTTCTGGGGCTCAACTATTACCTCTGCGGCTTTTACTATCAGCGCAATGGCGTGCGATTACATCGTATGGTGTGGACTCATCATCATGGGCCTGTGCCAGACGGCTATCACGTGCATCACGTCGATGAGGATCGCGCTCACAACCAGATCGAAAACTTGCGGTGTATTAGAGGCTCTGAGCATTTGGCTCATCACGCCGATCCTCATGCCGTCGTTTCCCTCGCTGCACGAGAAGCCGCCGCTATCTGGCATGCAAGTGAGGATGGGAAGGAGTGGCATCGCTCCCACTGGCAACGTCACATGGCTGCCAAGATGGCCGAGCGCGTTACGAAGACTTGCCAACAGTGCGGGCAGTCTTATGAGACGAGCGCTATCGCATCGAGTCGTTCACGCTTCTGCCATCAAAACTGTAAAGCCCGTGCGTTGCGTGCGCGTAGAGCTATTGAACGAACGACGACCGGTGTATTGTCTAGCCCAGACTAAGGGTTGGGTCATTGTCGCCGGTGTCGTGGCGTCCAATTGTGATGCGCTACGATATGGTTGCATGTCCCGCCCCATGGTGAGGGACAGGCCGAAGGATCAACCGCGGCGGTTCGAAACGGATCTGACGATCAATGATCTGATCAAGCGGGCGAAGACCAAGCGCCTGGCGGAGCAATAATGCCGAACGTTACGCTTGTAGACGATTTGGGAAATCCGCTGCGGTTTGCCCCCGCGATTGTGGGATATCAGCTGCCGATCACTCCGCTACCCGATGTGCTGATGATCGACAACTTCAACGGGACTGTCATCGATACCGTGAGTCGATGGCAATCCCCGGTGCTGGCGGGCACGGGGACGATGACACAAGCGAGTGGCAACCTCGTCACGACCTTAGGCACAACCGCTTCCAATGCTGCTGCCATCAGCACAATTGAAAACTTCGAGCCTTCGATTGGTGCCATTACGGCGGGCGCGCTGATTCAGACCGAGGCTTCTCCAAGTATCAACACCAACCGCTGTTTTGGCTTCTATACCCGTCCGGGAAGTTTCACAGCTGTTACTCCAGTACAAGACGGTTATGTCTGGGAGTTAGATATCAATGGCAGCTTCGGTGCGAGCATTTATAATGGCGGCGTACGTATCTCGCGCACTGTTTTCCCATTGAGTGGCAGCACGTTCATTCCCATCAGTATCAGTTTCCAGGGGCTGAATGCGCTGTTTTATTACAACGATTTCAGTGTGCCAGTACTGAAGGTGCCATTCCTGCAGCCCTCGACACTCAACCTGCCCTTCGGATTTCATTCAATCAATCACACCTCCGGTCCTGCGGGTGCTCCTACCTGGTCACTTTACGGGATGGCCGTGATAGATGCCTCCGGATGCCAAGCGACTCAATGGAACGGTCAGAATCTCTCCCGTGTACGTGCACCCAACAGGTTTATTCCGATCAATGCGGTATCGGTAGCTGCCGAGATTACGATCTGGACCCCAGCCACGGGCAAGAAGTTCAGGCTCATGGGGTATGTGTTGGAAAGCGGTACGATCGGCGGTAACGTCCTGCTCAAGGATAATACTGCCGGTACGACTATCCTGGTTATTCCGTTTGGCGCAGCTAATGGCGTGATTCAAGGTCCTCCGATGGGCAATGGCATTCTAAGTGCGGCAGTCAATAATGTGCTCACTGCAACGGGTACCGCTACTCAAACACTAAGCGGCTATGTATTCGGATGCGAAGAATGAGGATGCGTTTTTTCATCCTGCAGCATGGCTGTGTTGATCTATCATGGAGTAGGCGACGTGCAAGGTAATAACAATAAATTTTCCAGTCTTTTCCCAGTCACTCCATCTGATACCACGCGCATCAACTGTCAAAGCATTTATGTGGGTGGTACGGGCAATATCGCAGTCAGCCCCGATGGAACGAGTGCGGCAGTTGTATTGACAGCGGTTCCGGTAGGTGCGGTCGTACCGATTGAATTGAATCAAGGTCGGATCATGGCAACCGGAACCACGGCCACGCTACTCATTGCGCTCGCTTAAATGGCTCGAGCGACCAAATCACTGATCAGTCAGGCGGATCAATCCGAAAAGGACGCCCGGACTTGGAAAAAAGAACTGCAGCTTGCGGGTAAGCGCGAAAAGGAGTGGCGGGACGCGGCTGAGAAAGTCGTCAAGCGCTATCGGGCCGAGGACAAGAAAAAGGGCAATGTAGCGATCCTGTGGAGTAACACCGAGACATTACGTCCTGCGATCTACAACTCCCGACCCAATCCGGATGTGCGTAGACGCTTTCGCGATGCGGATCCGACGGGCAAAGCAGTCAGTGAGGTGCTCGAGCGCTCGCTCATGGTCATGGTGGATTATGAATGCACCGACCAGACGCTCAAGAACGATACCCTTGATGGTCTGCTTGTCGGCCGGGGCTGTTCACGCATTCGGTATGTGCCCAGTTTGCGTCAAGTGGGGGAGAGCGAGAAGCAGCCCGGCCAGGAAGAGGTTGAGTACGAACAGGTTCTTCCTGAACATGTCGATTGGCGTGATCTGCGTATTGGATACGGTCGCACTTGGGATGAAGTTCCTTTCGTCGCATTCCGACACAAGCTCACGAAGCCGGACGCACTGAAGAAGTTCAACGAGGAGGACATTGCGAGTGTGAAGTTCGCAGCTCCGATGGAGGATGATCCAAAGAAGATCGGCGAACAAGTGAATGAGACGCAGAAGGTCGCGGAGTTCTGGGAGGTCTGGGATAAGATCGGCAAACGGGTGTTCTTCATCCAGGACGAGGCCAAACAGCTGATTTTCCCCACCGATAATCCGGACGGTGAGCCGCCCATCGAATTTGCGGACTTCTTTCCTATCCCTTGTCCGCTGTACCTCATCGAGAACACCGGTTCCCTCCTGCCACTGATTCCCTATCACCAATACGAAGAGCAGGCCAAACAACTCGATCGAATCAGCGGCCGGATCGACAAGATCACGCAGGGCATGCGGTTGCGGGCCATGTATGACGCCAAGCTCTTTGGCGAGCTTGGCGATTTGATGCAGAGCGATGATAACGAGATGATGCCCGTGCAGAACGCGCAGGCCTGGGCGGACGGAGGATTGGACAAGGCGATCAGTTGGTTTCCCACGGAGAATGCATCTGCATTGCTCGAGGGACTCTACAAAGCGCGAACCGAGCAGAAGGCCATTATTGATGAGATCACGGGGATCTCGGACATCATCCGGGGAGCCACAGATCCAAACGAGACGAAGGGCGCACAGGACCTGAAAGCGACGTTCGGCTCGGTCCGGCTACAGCGCATGCAGAAGGAAGTGCAGCGCTATGCCAAGGATCTGATGCGCCTGGCGAGTGAAGCCATGTGCGCCAAATTCGCGCCTGAAACCTTCGCTGAGATGACCGAGCTGCAATTCCCGACGGCCCAGCAGAAAGCCATGCTGCGGATGCAGGCCCAGCATGCCCAGATGATGGCGGGACAACCGCCCCAACCCGGACAGCCTGCCTCGCCTCCCCCTCCTGATCCTGCTTTACTGCAGGTGCCGAGCTGGGACGAGATCATGCAATTGATGCGCAGTTCCGCCATGCGGCGGTTCAAGATCGATGTCGAGACCGATTCGACGGTGGCCGGTACGCTCAATTCTGATATGCAGGGTCTGTCTCAAGTCCTGACGGCCGTACACGAAGCATTGACGGGTCTAACGCCGATTGTGCAATCCGGCATGTTGCCGATCGATGCAGCCAAAGAACTGATCATGACGATCATCCGCCGCGCTCGGATGGGGATTGCAGTGGAGGATGTCTTCGAGAAGATGCAGGCGCCCAAACCACCGCCAGATCCGAATGCGGGCAAGGCCCAAGCAGAAGTGGCCAAGGTGCAGGCGCAAGCCCAAGCAGATGGCCAACGGACACAGATTGAAGCCCAAGCCAAAGTGCAGGTCGCGCAGGCCGATGCGCAAGCCCAGGTGGCCAAGACCCAGGCCGAAGGTCAGGTTGAGATGCAGATTGCGCGCTTCAAGGAAGAAGCTGAGACGCAGCGGCAGATCACCGCTCATGCCCATGAAGCCGCGCTCATCTCCATGCAGGAGAAATATGATGCGGCGGTGAAGATCATCGTGGCAACGATTTCAGCGACCAAAACAGCGGATCCCGAGGCGGGGCCGAAGGCCGAGAGTGAGTTCAGTGGAGGCGTGCAATGAGACGCCGCTATCGTTGGGACCGGGAAGCCAAAGCCATGGTTGAGGTGCCCTGGGATTCGCATCAGGAAGCCCTATCACCGGTCATCTGGGACGACTTGCCCGCCTATGAATCGCCCGTCGATGGACGGATTGTGGACGGCCGTAAGCAGCGTCGGAATGATCTCGCTCGCACGCACAGCCGACCTTATGAGGGGCGCGAGCAGGAAGTGAAGGAGGCCAATAAAGTCCGCGCCGAGCAGGAGCGCAAGACGGATCAGCTGGCCGAGCGAATGGCGCGTGTGGCGTGGGCTGATGCGCCCGATAGAGTCAGAAAAATGCTCAGGGGTCGCTAAATGGCAGTTCTCGCCGATAAAGACATTGACCAGACCATGGCGGCCGATTGGGCGGCCATCATGGAAAAGCATGCGGTTGAGCCGGAAGAGATTGATCCCGTCGCGGCTGAACCGGAGGCTTCCACGCAAGATTCTGTCGTGACCACCGAGCGCGTACGCAATGAAGATGGGACTTTTGCCGAAACGCCGAAGGAATCTGTCGCCAAAGAACCGGTTCCGCGCAAGGAAATTGCGCCCAAGCCGCTCAAAGGAGCCCAGAAAGAAGCCATTACGCCCGCCCCGGAAGAACCGGTACCTGACGCCGCTCGCGACATCAACCGCGCTCCCAGCACCTGGAAGCCGACCGCTCGAGCCGAATGGGAAAAACTCCCGCCAGCCGTGAGGGCAGAGATACATCGGCGCGAATCGGACTTCCACAATGGCCAGTCCCAACTGATGCCGGATGCGAAGTTCGGCAAAAGCATCAGTGATCTCGTCGCGCCCTATCGCATGCTGATCGAGGCCGAAGGCGGTACCCCGGAACGCGCGATCGGCGATCTGCTGCGTACGGCCGCCCAATTGCGCATGGGTACTCCCCACCAGAAAGTGCAGCTGTTCGCGAACATCGCCCAGCAGTACGGTGTAGATCTGAATGCTTTTGCACCGCAGATTGGCCAGCAACCACAACCTCAATTGCCGCCGCCGGACCCTCGGATTGACCAGCTGATCGGGGCGTGGAATCAAGAACGCCAGCAGCGTGCCCAGGCCGAACAGACGAATCTTGAGGGTGCGGTGACGACATGGATGAATGAGATGGGGACGAATGGCCAACCCAAACGCCCCTATCTCGGCGATGTGATGAACGAAATGGGGGCTTTGGTCCCCCAGCTACGGCAGGCAAACCCTAGCCTTAGCCATGATCAGGTGTTACAACAGGCATATGAGACAGCGACTTGGGGAAACCCCGAGATTCGCCTACTGCTTTTGCAGGCGCAAGGGACTGCGCAACCTCGTGGGGCTGAAAGCCAGAACCGCGTGCGTGATGCCAGGCGAGCCGCGAGCGTGAACGTACCTCGGCGAGCGTCCCAACCTTCGGCCGGCAAACCCGGCACCTTGGAAGAGACGATCACGAATACGGCACGTGAGTTGGGACTCATCACGTGAACGTAGCTTTCAGGAGTCACTATCATGCCCGCGGGCATTACCTCAATCTTCACGGCGTGGTCGGAACTGGCCGCCACGACGTTTCGCAAGCATGACACCCAGGTCGCCGATAACGTTTCCAAACACAATCTCTTCTATCGCAAGCTCTCGGCCAAAGGCCGCATCCGCATGGAAGACGGCGGCCTTTCGCTCGTCATGCCGCTGGAGTACGCGAGCAATTCCACCTATCAGCGCTACAGCGGATTTGACACGCTGAATATCGCTGCGGTGGATGTGCTGACGGCTGCGGAATTTCCCTGGCAGCAGGTCGCCGTCAACATTGCCGCCTCGGGCCGCGAATTGCGCACCAATATGGGTGAGAGTCGGATCATCAACTTCACCAAAGCGAAGATCCGCAATGGCATGAACTCGTTCAAGAACGGCATGTCCACGGACATTTACTCCGATGGCACGGCTGCGAACCAGATCAACGGCGTTCAGGCACTGATTGCGGATGCGGGTACTGGGACGGTCGGACAGATCAACTCCGGCACCTTTCCATTCTGGCAGAACATCGTTCAATCCGCGGCGGCACCACTGCAGGGCGGATCGGCTCTGACCCTGGGGCCGTCCACCATTGAAGCGCTGATGTTGACGCTGTACATCAAGCTCACCCGCGGTGATGACCAGCCGGATCTGATCGGTGCCTCGGATGATCTGTTCACGTTCTTTGAGCAGAGTCAGACGAGTTTGAAGCGGTATACGAGCACGAGCGGGGGCGATGCTGAGAGCGATGCGACGGCTGGCTTCGTGACGATGAAGTACAAGAACGCGGATGTGTTCTTTGATTCATCGGGTGGACTGCCCGCGCAGCACATGTATTTCGTCAACACCGACTACTTTGAGTTGGGCGTCCATCGTGATGCCAACATGACGGTCATGGACGAGCTGCGCTCGGTGAACCAGGATGCCGTCGTCATTCCCGTTCTGTGGATGGGCAACCTACTGTGCTCCAACCGCTCGCTCCAGGGCGTGCTGAAAACCTGAAGGAAAACGAACATGTTTGCAGCGATTACTCCGACCGTTGGAACGCAGCCTTTCAACGACTGGTTCGTTCCCGACACCACGCAGCGTCAGCCGCTAGGCATGGTCGTCATGGCCGTCGATCCCTTTTGGGGGACCGGCGAATTCATCTATGTTAAATCTGCTGATGCACTCCTCAAAGGTTCGCTCACCATGTGGGATGAGGCCTATAACGGAGTCCTCATACCGAACACAGCCCTGCAGGGATTCCCGTTTGGTGTGGCCATGGCACCGATTCCTTCAGGCTCATTCGGGTGGCTTCAGATTAGCGGTCGTTGTGTCTATAAGACCAATGCGACGGTAGCGGCTGATGCAGCTATTGGAATCGGGGCGGCCGCTGGTATTGCTGGCACTAATACAGCAGGCAAGCAGCTCCTGAACGTGCGTAATCGCATCTCAGCGACCGGCACAGTGACGGGATCTGCACTCACAACCAACGGCACCAACGTGCTGCTGTTCCAGAAGGGCTTCGATGGCTTCTTCTTGGGAGCTGCTCTGACTGGGACGGGTATTGGTGCATCGGCAGTTGTTGCCGCGCTGGATCCGGACGGCAAGCGCATCTACACCGGGACAGCGATTGGGACGGCCACGGGTGCCAATCAGACCGCATCCGGTCAGGTGACGGTGACTGGAACCTATACGGGTTTTGGTTCAGGCATTCTTAACCGTCCATTCGCTCAGGGAGCGATAACATAGAATGAAATATCTCCCTAGAGAAATAGGAGTTTAGATATGGCACTTGCACAACGAATTGTGACTGCGGGAATCTCGGCTCTGCAGGCGAGTGCCATTCAGGGCACCGTTGAATCCGCAGCAACCGCTACTGGGACGACTCAGGCTACTGCTTATCCACTGAAGGCAGATATCACTTACTTTTCGACCGTCACGGGCACGACCGGCACCATTTTGCCGATCATGAATGGCGGGGATTCAGTGACCATCTTCAATGGCTCGGCACAAGCCTTGTTGATTTACCCTCCTGTGGGCGCTGCTTTGAACAAACTCAGCGCCAATACGAGTTATTCAGTCGCTGCGGCTACGCCCTATGTGGATGTCTATTGTGTGACACCTACGCTGTACATCGTTTCTCAGTCCGCTTAACCCGGATCGGCTCAGCTATCCTGAGCCGATTCCCTCAGGAGAAAACCTCCCATGTCGATGATTCCTTCCGTCATGGACAAACGTCCGCCCTTCGTTCAATTCCGTGATCAGGAATATGGGATCAACCGCGAGGCCTCTGAAGCCGCCGGCCGACCAGTTCCCGCCATGGTGACCATGGTCTGCATCACGCCGCATGGTTCCAAGGATGAGTTCGTGAAGCCTGCTGAGGAATGGTTGGCACAGACCAAAGCCAAAGCACTCAAGGGTGATTATCCGGTGGAGTGGTACAACCATTTCGATCTGCAGTTCAGCGAATGGAAGAAGGGCAATGAACTTCCGCGGGAAGGAACCCCGGTGCAGACCTGGCAGGCGGTGAGCAATGAGCAACGCAGCCGATTGAAAGCGGTGGGTATCCCCACGGTCGAGGATCTGGCGCAATATCCGGATGGCAGTTTGGGACAGATCGGTCTCGATGGTCGGTATCTGCGGGATCTGGCTCGAGGCTGGATCGCCGAAGGCAAGGACAAGGGGATCAATGCCAAGGCACTCGCGGATGCCAATGTGAAGATCATGGATCTCGAGGCGGATAAGGAGCGTATGCAAATCCGTTTGCAGAAGCTCGAGGAACGGCTGCTCGATGAGCCGGTGAAGCGTGGGCCAGGTCGGCCGCGGCGTGAAGAGGCGGCATAGGGGTTTGCCGCTATCAGTCTACTCACGATCACGCAGAGTCTGACGACCAAGGTCCTGTCGTCCAAGCCGACTGTGGCCGCGGCTTCTGCGGATCCGAAGATCCTGCAGGCGATCGAATATATCAATGAGGCGGGTCAGGAACTCGGTTCCCGTCATACCTGGCAAACACTGACGAGCGAGTCCACCTTCACGACGGTCGCGACCGAAGTGCAGGGAACGATTCAGGCACTCGCGGGCAGTGGATTCAGCTTCATCATCACGGAATCGATGTGGAACCGCACCCAGCGCCGGCCACTCTTTGGGCCAAAGTCCCCATCTGAATGGCAGAACCTCAAAGCCCGCTTCAGTTCAGGTCCCTGGATTGCCTATCGGATCCGCGGCAATCAGCTTCTGTTTTTTCCTGTGCCGCCTGTGGGCCACGCTGTCTATTTCGAGTGGTGTACGAAGTTCTGGGCGACGGATGTTACCGGGGTCACGCCCAAAAGTAGTTTCACCGTCGATACGGATGTGGCGCTTCTGGATGAGCGTGTCATCACCCTGGATGCGCTGTGGCGGTTCAAACGCGCGAACAAGCTGTCCTACGATGAGGACTATCAGAAGGCACAGGATGCCATCAATGATTTGATTACTCGCGATGGCAGCAAGCCGCGCTTGAACCTACAAGGACCTCCAGCAGAGTTCGGGCCCGGGATTTTCGTTTCCGCCGGGAACTGGTAAATGGCTTTCGGTCGCTCTCGCCGCCGGTCCCTTCCTCAACAGGATGTTGAACCGATCACGGTATCGGTTCCGGCCCCGATCGGCGGAATCAACGCGCGTGATGCTTTGGCTGCCATGCCATCCACCGATGCCATTACTTCGTCCAACTGGTTTGGTACCCCATCGTATGTCGCTTTTCGCAATGGCAAACAGCAATGGTCCACAGGCTTGCCGGGTGCGGTTGAGACGATCATGGCCTACAACGGCCTCACCAGTCGCAAACTCTTTGGTGTCAGTGGGAATTCGATCTATGACATTACGGTTCAAGGGGTTGTAGGTGCTGCGCTAGTCACCGCTTTGAGCAATTCCCGCTTGCAACATCAGATGTTCAATGCGGGTGGAGGAAATGTTCTGATCTGGGCTAATGGGGCAGTTCAGCCCCAGTTCTACAATGGAACTGTGTGGGCGGCGACGACCATCTCAGGCAGTGGACTGACACCGTCCAATCTGATCACAGCGACCGTCTTTAAGCAGCGGATGTTCTACATCGAGAACAATTCGATGAACGTCTGGTATTCGGCGACGACAGCTTTTCAAGGGGTGTTGACGCAGATCCCGTTAGGCCAACTCTTCAAGAAGGGTGGCATCCTGATGCAGATGGCCACTTGGACCATCGACAACGTCTCGGGTATTGATGACTACGCTGTCTTCATCACCAGCGAAGGGGAAGTTGCGATCTATCAGGGATATGACCCGGCCCAAATCAGTACCTGGAGTCTGGTGGGTATTTTCAACATTGGCCGGCCTATCGGACGTCGGTGCTATACGAAGTATGCCTCCGATATCATCGTGATCACGGCGGATGGCCTGACGCCGCTGTCCAAGGCGATGCTGACTGATCGCACACAAGAGGATGCACAGCTTACCTACAAGATCATCAACGCCATCAATAATGATGTGCAGAGCTTCAATGCCAACTTCGGCTGGCAGGTCATCGATTATCCGCTAGGAAACAAGCTCATTTTGAATGTGCCCGATACGACCAATACCCTCATGCATCAGTGGGTGATGAATTCGGTGGCGAAGTCATGGTGGCAGTTCAATAACTGGAATGCCAATTGTTGGGAGTTACAGCAGGATGCGTTGTATTACGGGGAAAACACCAAAGTGTTTCTGGCCGATGTGGGCACGAACGATGCCGGAAACGCCATTACGGTCGATTGCAAACCGGCTTTTTCCTATTTCGAGCTACCGGGGAAACTCAAGAACTTCATGATGGCGCGGCCGATCTTCCAGGCCAATGCCAACATTGCACCTCAGATCACATTGAATGTGGATTTCAATGATGTAATAAACCCCGCGCCTCCCTTCATCTCAGGAGGCTTGGCTCCTTGGGATACGAGTCCATGGGATGTGACTCCATGGGGAGATTCGAATCCGTCCATCAGCATCAAGAACTGGCAAGGTATTGTGGGGTTGGGCTATGTCGCAAGCGCTCGTATCAGTCAACAGGTCTCGGGTGTTATCGCTCAATGGTTCGCAACCGATTTCCTCTTTGAAGAAGGAGGGCCCCTCTAAGCGTTTGGTATTTGGTGAAGATCAGCGTGTCGCGCAATGGGCAGCTGACCGTTCAGCGCATGGCAATATCTGGGATGGGAAGTTTGTGGCGATCGGGTTGGAACACAATGGGGAATTGATCGCGGCTCTCGGGTATACCGAATATCTAGCCGGCGGGAGTGTGCGCGGTCATATCAGCGCCATAGAGGGCAAACACTGGATGACCAAATCCTTTTTGCGAATCATGTTCATCTATCCGTTCTTGCAACTGAAGGTCCAACGGTTCAACGCGCTAATTCCGGCCCAAAACAAGGCCGTGAAGCGATTCGTGGAACACTTGGGCTTTACCCATGAATCGACCATGGAGCGTGCACTGGCGAATGACGATGTATTGGTCTATCGGATGTTCGTCGAAGATCCGGCTTGGAAACGATGGGTGATGATATGAGTGATTCTCCCAGTGCACCGACGCCGGTGGATCCATATGCCCAGGCAGGAGCCCAATATGGATTGTCTACCGGAACCGCGCTATTCAATGCAGGGTTGAACCGAACCAACCAGGTGAACCCCTTGGGTAGTTCAACTTGGAGTACGAGCTATCCGAATGGAACAGGAGGTTCGGCTGGAGGAATGGGGCCAATTGGCGGATCGGGATTACCGGTATCTGCTCCCGCAACGCCTGTTGCTCCAGCACCTGTCCAAGGCGGTGCCAGCGGGGGTGGTATTCCCTCATTGTCCGGCCATGATCTACGCACAGGTGGATATGGGGGATATGGTTTGGGCGGTCCCTCACAAGCAGCGCCCAGTTATGGCGGGGTTCCGAGCTATGGAGGCTTACCTACTGGCGGTCCCACTGGCGGGGCACCGACTTATACGCAGACCACGCAGCTGGCCCCACAGTTCCAAGATGTGCTCAACAAGCCGATTGATACCACAGGATTGGCTGGCATGCCGGGCGGCCCGAGTACCACTCAGGACCTGCAGAACACCCAAGATGCGCTCTATCAGAAACAGATGCAGTATCTGGCGCCTGAGCAGAAATTGGCCAGTGAGCAGATGGATTCAAAGTTGGCAAACATGGGCGCGACCTATGGTTCACCGGCTTGGAATAATGAGCAGGATCGCTTGTCTCGTGAGCAGCAGGCCCAAACTTCAGATGCGCGCACGCAGGCGATTACCGGTGCGGGTGCTGAACAATCACGACTCTTTGGCTTGGGTGGTCAGAGTCTACAGAACCAACTGGCTATCAGAAATGCGCCCATCAGTGAATATGCCGCTCTATCGGGTACGGGAAGTCCTTCGGCCTCAGCCTTGACGCCGGATATTTCAGGTGCTTTCGGGCAGCAGTATCAGGGGCAATTGGCCGGCTACAATGCAGGGGTTGCGAGTAACAATCAGACCGAGAGCACGATCGGATCGTTGGCGGCCATGGCCGCGATCTACTTCTAATGGAAAACTGGAAATCAGTTGTGGGTTTCGAAGGAATCTACGAAGTAAGCGATTTGGGGCGCGTTCGAGGAGTCGATCGACTTGATTCTGGAGGACGCCGATGGGTTGGAAAGGTTTTGAAGCCACATTTAAATAAAGGATATCCAATTGTCACTATTTGCTGTAACGGCAAGCCTAGGACTAGGCAAGTTCATACATTGGTATTAACAGCATTTGTAGGGCCAAAACCCCAAGGAAAAGAATGTGCCCATTCGAATGGGAATCGAGCAGATGCACGGCTTGATAATTTGTCATGGAAAACACCCGTAGAAAATTGCGCAGACTGGATTGTTCATGGCACAGATCGGCGCGGCTCTAAACATCCATTAGCTAAAATCACTGAAGACACAGTGAGGCATATATTCGACATGCGTCAAAGCGGTCGATTGATTAGAGAAATCGCGGCGTTTGTAAATCTCAATCAAGTGCATGTTGGTAATATTTTAAATGGTAAGCGCTGGAAGCATCTGCATGTCTCTATCTAAAACAGTGCTTTCTTTTTCGGGCGGCAAAGATTCTCTAGCATGTCTATATTTGCTGCAACCCCGATGGGATGAGATCACGGTCATGTGGTGCAATTCCGGGGCGGCATTTCCGGAAACGCTCGAGCAAATGGCCGCAATCAAGGCTCTTGTGCCGCATTTCGTCGAGGTTCACGGACAGCAGTCGATTGGGATCGAGGGCTATCCGGCGGATGTGGTGCCGGTAGCGGCGACCTTCTATGGCCATCAGTTTGAAGGGACGGACGGATTTCGGTTTCAGTCCCGTTATCATTGTTGTGCGGCCGCTTTGTGGACACCGACCTTGCAAGCCCTTCGTCAGTTGGGGGCTACGCACATCATCCGGGGTGAGAAGAATAGCGATCAGAAAAAAAGCGGCTTACGCAGTGGAGTGGTGGTGGATGGCATCACCTACGAATTCCCATTGGCCGACTGGTCCGATGCGGATGTAATGGCCTATCTGAATGAGAAAGGGGTCGCATTACCAGCCAATTATCGGTATATGAACACGGGGTTGGATTGTTGGAATTGTACCGCCTATCTCGATGAGAATGCCGGCCGGATGGAGTACATGCGAGCCTTCCATCCCCAAAAGGCAGAAACCGTCAGTGCCATCTTGAGAGAGCTGTTCGACCGAATTCACCAGGACACACAGTCCTTACGAGAACTTCTATGAGCGCAGATCCGCAGATGATGGCCCAAATGTTGGCCTCTCAGCTGGGAGGGCAGCAACCTCAATCCGTCGGTGGAATGCAGGGCCAGACGCCCCCGGTCGGTGCAGCCGCGCAGATGGCGCAGAAGATCATGCTCATGCGCGCATTGCAGCAGGGACAACCGCCGCAACAATCCAGAATGCCGCCACAGCCGAACATCATGGGTGGGGTTGCGGCCCAGCCGCAGGCGATGCAGCAAATGCCGACCCCGGGAGGCGTCAATGCCTGACCCGGGCATTCAGCCCCCTTATCTAGATCCAGGCCAGTACCCGGCCTACATCGATCTGCAGCGCAAGCAGATGCTGGCGCAGGCGCTCATGCAAAATGCGCAGCAATCGACACAAACGCCGGCTGAATGGAATTCAATGCGGGTCGTGCCGAAGCGCTCGGCGCTGTCGAATGTCGCGACCCTGGTATCGGGATTGATGGCGGGCAAGGCCCAGAATGCATCCCTTGGAGCTCAACAGCAATATTTCCAAGGCCTGATGGGAGGCGCACCCACTGCTCCTCCAGCAGCCGCGCCGCTGCCCGCTCCAGTTGCTCCGGGCGTACTGCCACCCAATGGCGTTGCCGGCTCCCAAGGGCCTCCAGGACCCGCTCCAGCGCCTGTAGCTCCCACAGGACTATTGCCACCCCAACAAACGCCCAATCCGATGATTCCGGAAGGCATGCCCAAAGCGCAGGCCAATCAGCTCATCGCCATGATGGGCCCGGAGAAGTACGCCGAGAACTTCGTCGCCCCGCAGTACAAGCCGACTGAGATGCAGTCGATGCTGCGCGCCGCCGGGATCGATCCGAATTCAGCGCTGGGTCATCAGATCTTGCAGCAGACGGTGGGTAAGGCGAACTACATTGCTCCTATCGAGCAGCGGCCCGGCGCGATCGAGCGCGATCCGCTCACCAATGCGGTCATCGGCCAGAATCCATCTGCGCCGACCGGCGGCGTCAATTTCTATGACAAGGGCGGGAATCTCACCGGTCAGGGCTTGGCACCGGGAGCGGCCGCGACCATTTCAGGCTCATCAGCTGCGGAGACGGCCGGCAAGGTATCCCAAACTCCTCTCGAGGCGGGGGTAGATGTGCAGGGGCGCAAGGTCTATGAGTTCCCCACCCCGCCGATCTTGGCGCCTGGCGGGGCACAGGCGGGTGCTACGGGTGTTTCCGGCGCTTCGGGAGGGGGACAGACCGCGAGTGCGGCGACGCTCCAAGCTCAGAAGACGGGGGCGGAAGGGGGTCAGAATTACGCCAGCGAACTTTCTAAGAACGCCACTGGTGCTACCGAAGTACGGCGTTCGCTCTCGGAACTCAAGAACCTAGCCAAGCAAGCCACTCCCGGTGCGATGAATGAAGGGAAGATGAAGCTCGGCAGCTACATGATTGCCGCGGGCGTTGATCCGCAGACGGCAGCCGGCTGGCTCGGGGTCGATGTAGGGGCTCTGCAGGCCGCTCAGAAACAGACGGCAACACTGGCTGTGAACACGATTCACAGCATGACTTCTCGAGGCACGAATTTTGACCTTGAGACCTTCATGCGCAATAACCCGAACATGAACATGTCGGACCCTTCGGCCTTTCAGCGGGTGGTTGACTACATGGATAACAAATCCCGCCAAGAGATC